GGAGGTATACCACAGGATTTATATCAGGAGTACAAATTCTTTGTCACCAAGATTATCGGTGCGGGTGCGTCTACTCAATCGCTGAATGTTGATTCATATGCACTACTGCCAGGTGGTGAGCTAAACAGCATTAAGACAGAATCGCGTCAGTTTACTCTCATAGGTAAATTCATTACCGATACCGAAATGGAGTTGCACGACGCCAGGCAGGACCTAATCGAAGTCCTTAAACTTGCCACGCCAGGCCAGCCACTTAAGTTGAGGTTCAGCGGCGCTAGAGTCCAGAAAGAAACATCGGTATTCTATCAAGGCGGCTTAGAGGGTGACTTAGCGGCTTTCTATGAGAATCTAGAACCTATTGAAGATAACCAATGGGGTGAAGTTAGCCAGTATATCGAAAAGGCTTCGATTCAGTTTCAAGTACCTGACCCATACTGGTATGAAGTTGGCGAGAGTGCGGCAACACTAGATACTAACGATGGTGCTACATTTAGGGTAGTAGCAGGTAGGTTAAAAAGTACTGGTCAGTGGTCGGTACTTGGGCCGCCTAGTGCGAGTGGTACATATAGCGGTGTTCTAGCAATTGCGGAGGATACTACTTATGTCTATTTCGGCGGTGGTTTTTCAAATTTCGATAACATTGCGGCGGCTGATAATATCGTTAGATACAATAAACAGACTGGGACTTACTCTGCGTTGGGCACAGGTGCAAACGATGCTGTTAATGCTTTAGTGATTATGCCAAATGGTGATTTAATAGCAGGTGGAATTTTCACATTAGCTGGTGGTGTTGCTAATACTGCTTACATTGCACGTTGGGATGGTTCAGTCTGGAATGCACTGTCAACTGGCATGGGCAGCTTTGTGCAAGCTCTTGCTGTTGGACTGGATGGTACGCTTTACGCAACCGGTGACTTTTTAACCGCCGGAGGCGGGGCAGCAGTGCGAATAGCGGCCTGGAACGGCACGGCATGGAGTGCTCTAAGTACTGGATTAAACGATAGCGGATTTGCTCTAACTGTTAGCGCATTGGATGGTACGCTTTTTGTGGGGGGAGCTTTTACTCTAGCTGGTGGGATAGCTAATACTGTTCGTATTGCCGCATGGAACGGTTCAGCGTTTACACCTTTGAGTACTGGCATAACTGGTGGTAGTGTTTTTGCTCTAGCTATCAGTCCGACTGGCTTACTATATGCGGGAGGAGCTTTTACTACCGCAGGTGGTGTATCTGTTAATCGCATTGCTTCATGGAATGGTGTATCGTGGTCTATATTAGGTACTGGTATGGATAGTGACGTTGATGAGTTGGTTGTAGGAGCAAGTGGCATCCTCTACGCAGGTGGGTTTTTTACTACCGCAGGAGGCATCACTCTAGCTGATAGAGTAGCACGCTGGAATGGCTACACTTGGGCGCATTTGGATGTAGATTTGCCAGGGACTCCTACTATAAACGCTATCCTGGCAAGCAAATTTGCCGATCCAGTTATCAGGCAAAATTACAACCTTTTTCTTGGCTTTGACACAGCAGGCACAGGTAACTTTGCTGGCAAAACTACCATCGCCAATGAAGGCAATGTACCTGCCTTTCCCAAGATTGTGTACAGCCGCATTGGTGGCACTACAGCCATAATCGAGACGCTAAGAAACGAACGTACTGGTAAAGAACTACTATTCGACTACTCTCTACTTGACGGCGAATCATTAGGCGTGGACCTAACCCCAACTAATAAGGATATCATATCCTCCTTCTTTGGCCCACGCTTCGATGCTATGTTGCCTAATAGTGACTTTGGCACGTGGCAATTACTCCCCGGTTCAAATGACATTACCTCGTTTGTAGCGACAAGTGGTAGTCCCACTGTGACAGCGTACATGTTATTTCGTGAAACTTACGATTCCTGGGATTGATGCATGGCTATCGCATTTGCTAACTTAGGCGTATCAGCTAATCCCGATATTAACAGTGGCACAGATGCTACATCCTACGCTAACTCCTCATGGACTCCACCGACCGATGGCTTGATTCTGGTCTATGTTATCGCCAAGCGTGCAGCAGCGTTGGATACTCCTACTATTAGTGGTAACTCGCTTACCTGGATACAAATTGGTTCAACTCTCAACTGTGGCGGCAATAATCATGGCCTCTCCCTATTCGCTGCTAATGCCTCCGGGTCATCCACCGGCGTAACTACAATAAGCTTTGGTGCTAATACTCAGTTGCATTGTAGTGCCAGCTTCTTCCAGGCTACTGGCGTTGATTTAAGTGGTGGAGTAGCGGCAGCATTTGTCCAGACAGCAACCGCGACTGGTACAGGCACAACAGGCACGGTTCCACTGGCGGCTGCTGCAAGTTCTGATAACCGACCTATCGCTGCCTTCTTCCACGCACAGAATGAAGCCAAAGCCCCTCGCGTCAACTGGACTGAGATTGATGATTTAGCCGGTACAAGTGGTATTCGTGACTTAGAGACTCAGTATCGTAGTGATGCTTTTGAAACAACTGCTACAGCGACGTGGACCACATCCGATATTTGGGGTGGTATAGCATCTGAGTTAAAGGCAGAAGGTGCGGTTCAATCGGCAGTAGCCCTGACTCCGTTTATCTCAGTTAGCGGAAAGGGAGAACCTAGTTATGAACTATGGCTTACCTCTGATACCGGTGTACGCATTGCTCAATTAACTACAGGCACAACATTTCAGGCTTCACGAGTGACTAATGGTATTGGTTGGTTTGCCACGCAAATGCCTATATCATTCAACATAAATAACATTCGCTTGGACAGGATGATCCAATTATGGAGGCAGCCTAGTGGCGGTACGATGTCATTATGGAATGTCTACTTTTTGCGTAAGTGGATTTTCTCAACTGAGGGGAGTAGAGAAGTTGTTACGCTGGAAGGACCAGACAAGAATGACTTACTCAGGCGCAGAATCGTAGCGGCTTTTAGTGGTACAGCACAGGCGACTAAAACTGATTTTGCTGATGACATGATGAAGGAAGTTGTGACGCAGTCCATAGCCGATGGAGTCGCACCTACACCTACGGCTGGGACGCGCGTATGGAGTAATTTAAGCATCCAGGCTGATGCCAGCGTTGGACCTACAATTACCAAATCATTTCCGTTTGACAAGCTTCTGGCTGGTTCAGGCAGTGGGGTGTTATCCGTTCTGGCTAAAGCGGCACGCGAGGCAGGAACAGAGGTATTTTTCGATATTGTGCCTAATGTGGTTACGGGTAGTAGTATCACGTTTCAGTTTAGAACGACAATAAATCAGCCGGCGCAGGATGTGACTGACCGTGTAGTTTTTGACCAGCAGCGTGGTAACATGCGCGATCCTGTACTCGAATACGACTACTCAGAGGAGGAGAATTATATCTATGGCGCAGGCCAGGGTGAAGGGACGGCACGTAACATTCAACAGGTTTACGATACTGCACGTTATGGTGCTTCTATCTGGAATCGCTGCGAAGGCTTTGCAGATGCCAGAAATCAAACCAGTGACGATGGCGTGAGAGAGGCTGGCCGAGCCGGTTTAGAAGAGGGCAGGCCACGTATACGATTTACAGCCACGCCAGTTGATACGGCTGGTACTCGATTTGGCATAGATTGGAATTTTGGCGATAAGGTGAAAAGTAGGTACAAGAATGTAGAGTTTGACACGATCATACGCGCTGTAAGTATCTCAGTTGAGAATAAGAGAGAGACGATTCAGGCTAGACTAGATTTTGAGGGGTTAGTCAGTTGAGTGAACTAGAGTTAATCAAGCAGATAACTAGATTGCAGAGACAAGTTGATAGTTTGATTAAGCCGGAGGTGGGACGCTGGGTAGACTGGACGCCAACGGTGACACAAGGCGTAGCGGTGGCGGTGACGGTGAATTATGCACGGTACGTTCTGGGGAATACGGTTCACATTGAGGCGAATGTCACATGCACCAGTGGCGGAACGGCTGCAAACATTATTGTCATCGGCGGATTCCCGACTGCGATACAACCGCTCCGAACTGGAGATGTCTCCATAATCGGTAGCGCCGTTGTCAACAGCGCTACGAACTATCACGTCGCGTTGCTCTCAACTTCGGCGGGAGCCTGGAGGATGCTCGATAGTGGCTCGACAAATTATTTTGGTATCAATCCCGCTTTAACCCTGGCGAATGGTACTATTATTAGCCTGGTAGCAACTTATGAACGAGCATAGCACCCACAACGTAGACCTGTAGGGCAGCCGGGGATTTAATCTCGATATGAAAGGGCTTAACCGCTCATCTTTGGACATAACCGCTTAAACTTCCGATTCGTGCCATTTTTAACTTTGCGGCGCTCCTCGGCAAATATTAAATCGAAGTCGGTTTTAAGTTCTAGCGCGTGAGGTTGCTGTGCAATGATCTTGGCGAGTGCTTCTATTTCAGCGTTTAACAGTGGCGTTGATTCGTTCATTTTATGATTCCTTTATGTTAAAAAAGGGCGGCGCTGCCCCAGTACACACACCGCCCCTATCATCAAAACCGATAGGCCACCAGGGGAGTTATCCTTTCATGCTAATTGCTATCGGTTAAAGATGCTTCAAATAGGTAAGCGAAGTATGCCATTAAAAAGTAATCCTGAGTATAAATCTTTGTCTCATCACTGCTAAGATGCAAGCCGTATTCAAGCCATTGTTCAACTGAGTTCCAACGTTCTGCCTGTTCCATTAACTCTCTATTCTCAGGTGTGTTTGGTAATTCATAGTCATTGCAACCATGGTTGCCAAATTCTTCATCGGCTATTTTGAGTAGGTCAGATAGCACCTTGCAAGCATTTTTATTTAGATTCATAGCTTCCTCATAACTAGAACGATCTCACTGTCAATGGCTAGTTCAGGGTGATTCTTTATATGCAGCAACCTGAAGAACGACTGGCGACGCACCACCTTCTTTTGCTTCTCACCTTCAAAGTCGAAGTTAGTCCCTTTATCCTCTGTTTGCCAAGCTATGATCGTCTCGATATGTTCAAAGCCGCAGACTTCGCAGAGTTTTAGCCATTGACCGGGGAAGTCTACTAGCTTGCCACCCTTCACGTACATTTTAACCACCCAGAACGAGTATGCGCCGGGTTTTAGAAGTAACCAACATTGACCTAGAATCTCACGAGCCGCAGACCAGAAGGTAGAACCGGTTGAGTTGCCAAGCTGGTTATTATTACTACCCTTTACTGAGTAGTTACCGTCTTCAAGGGTATATGACTTCTGTAATTGCTTATCTCGCTTCAAGATACCTGCACCACCTCCTAGGTCTAACCCCTCATATGGCGGTGAACTCACAGCACTGTCAAACCCCTTCATCGGCAAATGGTCTAAATTATCCTCACTCTCACCTGTACCGCGCTTCATCCCCCCACTACTACGGTCAAATAATGCGGGGTCTATGCCATTACGGGATGCGTCACCGCGGCCGCCAGTGTTGCCGGCGAAGGAAGGGGAGGATACGGATAGGTCGAATCCTTTGTCGGGTAAGTTGGCAAGCTGGCCGTCACCGCTGCCATAAGTACTCGTTAGATTCTTATCATTGCGCCGTTTGGGGTCGGCGTAGAGTCCACCACGTTTATCAGGATCATCACTACCAATAGAATCAGCGAATGGACTACTAGATACCAGTGCGTCAAGTGAGCCTTCGGGTAAGCTACCTAGCTGGCCATCCTCTTTGCCGTATTGAGTAGGTCGTAGAGCTTGCGTAGTTTTACCATAAGGATCTTTGAATTTGCCAGGGTCTACGCCTGACTTCTCACTGTCTAGTGTGTTAGCATACGGCGGCGATGATATGAGTGAATCGAAGTTACCAGCAGGTAGAGAACCTAATTGACCATCCTCAGTACCGTAACCTACACCTATAGCTTTGGCAGCGTTCTCGCTAGAATTACCTGCCTTGATTCGGGCACGTCTTGTAGCATCCCCAACGGCCATTGAACCTTCGCCACCTCGACCACCAACATCGGTATCAATATACGGTGGTGAGGATACGATAGAATCCAAATCACCGGGGGGTAGGTTGCCAAGTTGATTACCACTTGTGCCATATTCGCCATGTAAGTTCTTGCTACCATACTTAGCTAAATAAGCCTCAGTTGTTTTGTTAGGTCTAGGGTCATGCGCTGTACCATCCATAAATGGTGGTGAGGATATGCTACCGTCTACCTGCTGATGAATTATCGTACTGAGTAACCTTGAATCCCCCTTTAGCAGAACAGGATAAGCCACTATCACCTTGCCGCACACCTCACACCATGCACCCTTATTCGGCTTATCCCAACTGGCCAGCGCATGCGCTTTTATCTGTTCTAATAGGTCATCAGGGTTAGCTTCATCCTGTGCAAATAGGGCAAGCTGTGGGGATTCCTCTAATGTAGGAGTAGCATATTGTCTAAGTAAAGCGAGGTATTCAGGATCATCACAAACGCACCAAAAGCGTTCACACCATAAGGCAAAGTTCTTATACGCATCGAGGTAAAACTTGTCTTCGAGTTCATTACCAAGCCAGATGAGACCATTGTTAGTACTTGGCAGGCTACCCAACCCAACCCCACCAAACGGATCAAGAATTTTAGAATCTGTCTCAATATATCCCATTTCAAGTGCATACTCTACAATCCTAAATACTAAGCCTTGAGCAAATTTTGCCGGATGCTGGAATGCATCTTCATGGATAAGCCCTTTCCATGAACCCCTATAACAATTTTGCCATTCAATGATTTTAGTGGTACTGTTACTAGACATTCAAACACCTTACCTTTGGGAGTATTACAATATGGCTATAAAACGAATAGATGTAAAGGGAACACTCAGAGATACCACTGTTTAGGATTGATTTATAAAGGCCGTGCCACTCGATAATGGGTTTATCAGTCCTCTTCGTCATACGTCTCCTCTAATACCCTGTAGGCCGAATCCGGTACTTGATGACCAGCAGCGCGGTGGGCGTTCATATGGTCTATAATCTCTTGTTTGGAGTGTAAATCTGTGACCTTATTCTCAGAATGCAATAGACAGTTACCGCAATAGTAGTTTTCTTTATCCATACCATAGATATAAATATCAGAGAAGTATACACGGGGATCAGCGGACTTTCTAACGATTGACATTTAACACCTTATCCAATTCAGCTTGTTCAATATCGCGCAACCTTTGACACTCAGTAGCAGATAGGTCAGAGGTGTGTCCATAATAATAATCAGTACTAGATATGTCGAATCCTACATACATCTGTTCTATCAACTCGACCGGCATACCGCAATAAATACACTGGGCATAGCGTGGCGCATCTGGGCCGGCTTGGACGGGTTTAGATTCGGTTGGGGTAATAGCTAAAGCGAATTGCATTACTGTTCCTCACGTCTATCTATCGCCCTCTTCATCAACGCTAACCCTCTCTTGCCTGTAACATATACAGTTAATTCCTCATCATCTTTAGTGGCAGTTATGCTAGTGGGAGTAGTGTGGATAGTCCAGCCTTTGTAAGTCATTCTTCTGAGTAGTCCCATCCTGGCCCGACTCGACCGTCTTTAATCATCTGGTCGAGCATTTTCATTGCTTCTTCGTCACCCATTAGAATCCTGGCTAGTAAGGCGAATTTACCACCTTTAGCTAGCGCCTTTTGAGTAATCGCGTTAAGCTGTTCGGGTGAAGCGTTTTCGATGTTTCGCATAAATTCATCAGCGGCTTGTTCGCTTGCCATTTTTCGACTCCTTGTACTTCCTCTGAATATCTAAAACGATTGATTTATAAAACGACCCGGCCGGTAGCACCCTGCCTGATTCCTGTTCGTATTTGATTACACTATCAAGTGTGCGAGATTCCAAGGTTGTCATGCTACCTCCAATGAATCATACTTCTCTTGCAACTGCTTGGATGTTACTCCCTGATACCAGTCATTCTGACTATCTATCCATTGCTTTGTGATTCTAATTGCTTCATCCAGGTCAAAGATAGAATTGAGAGGCAGCATAGTCTCAAAATAGAAGATAGTATACTGACCTCTGATAAAGTAAAATTCAAAACCGTAAAGTGATAATTTAAGCATCTAGTATATCCTCAATCTCACTTCGTGTAACTTTGCCTTTGATGAATCTGATTAGCTTGTCCAGCTTGGCTTGCGTTTGCTTGTTAAACTCGATCCGTTCTTGACGTTCGGAATCTAGTTTGACTTGATTGTAGGAGAGGCCAGCGACGAAGCCCTGCTTAAAGTCATCCGGCATGACATGTCGGCTATTGAGTGGTTCTGTAAACCAGTATTCGATTAGGTAATCCCGTTCGCTATCGGTTAGTTGTTTAGTCATTTTGTACATCCTCAAGCCTTGCGGTTGCAACTATGCTATATGTATCAACAACGAGTTCTCGGTTTTGCCAGGAGAGAGTAAAGCGATTTGAATAGGCTATCGTTTTGATGTCACCCGTCTGACGAAAAAACGTAGGTTCATAATTGGATGTCCATCCATTATTAAGACTATAATGATCACTGGTTTTTTCGTCGCGTAAAACATATTTATCCATTGCTTATGACTCCCGTTACCTTTGCCACCTTCTCGATTGCAGCGTCCAAAGTCCTAAACTCTGATATTGGCCCGCGTTGCCCATTGTAATCAGTAATCCACTGAC